CACTCGTAAATCGAATGAAGTCGATAGCGTTCTTAATTAAGAATCCACGACCGTTAAGTGTCTTGATGACACTTTCAAGTAACTCGACCTTTTCTCGTTGAACTTGGAGCTTGAGTAATCGTTCTGCGATGTCTTTGTCAGAATCAATGTATACTTGTAAATCGTTCTTGAGAACAAACTGGAATGGTTCCCAACCATGCTCGTCTAGCTCTTCTTTTGACATCTTGCCGGTGTAGTATTCGTGCTTGAGCTTATAGAATAGCTTATATTCTTGCTCTTCTGCTTTGAGTTGCACTTTCTCACGCAAGTAGATTTTGTAATACTTACTATGAAGTGTTGGAATTTTTAGACTCTCATTGTCCAAGTCTGTACGATCAATCTTAGAGTCTTGCTCCCACAGTGCTTCAATTTCTTCAAGTTTCATAATAATGGTTTCACAGTTATTGATACAGAACTATGTTACTCTATAAGCATGCCAGTTGTCAAAGTATTCTGGCTCTTTTGAGTAATCGTCGTAAAGGAGATCTTCTTGCCTTTGGGAATTCTTAATTGAGTAATTTACTGTAATAGTGCCAAAGTAGATGCTATCTGGTGGAGTTGGATTGTTTTCAATAACCTTAGCATATACAGTATCACCAGTGTATGGAAACACTATTACAAGGAAGTCACCTTGCTTTAGACGTTCGACCCACTCTGGAACTTTATTCGTCATCTTTCACTGAGTTTTGAACTAACCATTCAAGAAACTGAGGGTTGTCTTTGAACACAGTATGTAGACCATTTGCCATCTTGCGTACAACTTTCTCTTCTTCCCGCAAGTTCCTAAAGTTGATGTCGAACATGTACACAACACCATGAAGTAGTTCATGCAAGATTGTGTTTACGATCTCTGATCTTTTTTGCTTAGAGTAGTATGCGATGTGAGCATCTTCGGGAATACACATGCCAAGTGCTTTGTGCTTAATGCTCCACTTCTTTGAACGTGGCACTAACTTAAAGTCTAAGTAACCAATCTTCACTCTACGAGGGGTCTTTCTCTGTACCGTCTTTTTCTTAGTTATAGCCATACAAACTCCTAAACTGAAGTGGTTTGAACTATCTTCTCAACAAGAAAATAGCTATACTTAAATGATACGCTCGCCGTCACATATAGAACGTCAGTTTCTCTGGTATCAAAAACAATCTCATCAAGGCTCACTGGGTGCATATCAACAAATGTAATTTTCAAACATGGATTGTTTTGACTTGTGTTGATAATCAACGTGCCTGTACCTTGCACAGTGTTCATATTCATTGGACTTGCAAGAGGCACACCATTTAAGTTTGTAGTGCGACCTGCTAACCAATCTGTGTATTGCTGATTATCTTCTGGAAAAGAAATACCACGCATCCATGCGTAGATCTCGTACCAGTTGTTCATGCCTTCGTCAACTTTAAAGTCAATTGATAACTCACCGAAGTCAATACTATCACCAGGAATGGGAATCTTAACGAGAGGATTTGTACCACCATTCGATGCAGGCGTAATGCTTAGATCAGGAAGATTGATCTTCTGTATAAAGTAGTTGAAGTCTGTGAGACGATCAACTCTGAACTCGAAGTTCAACGGAGACTGAAAATTTCTGTTTACTACTTCGTAAGTTGGCATATGTGGAAACTGTTTGAATGATTCATTAGTATTTATGATAAAGCGTTCAACAGTTAATAGCAAGAAAAAATCTCGCCACATCCAAATTGGACTGAATGTGGAGAATAAAAAGCAATAAAAAAGGGGAGTTGGTTATTCCAACTCCCCTTGTTGTGGATTATATTACTCTAATTGAGATTAGAGAAGGTTCTTAATGCTAACCTTGCGGTAGTAAGCATTAGTTCCAGCTGTGAGAGCGCCACTAAGAGCAGCGTTATCGCCAGCAGTCGCAGCAGCGAAAGGATTAGCTACAAGCCCGTAACGGGTCTTGAATCCAATCTTTGGCTGGAACGAACCAGTGTCAACTGCACGAACCATCTGAAGTGGTACGTATGGGCAGTAGAACAATCCAGCATCGTATTGATTTGCACCCTTGAATCCAGCAACTAAGAAGTTAGTGCCAAGAGGAGCAAATGGGTCGATGTATACTTTGAAACGTCCGTTGAGAACTCCAACAAATGTGTTTCCAGTATCATCAACTGAGAGAGAATCCTTGAGAGCAGAGTTGCAATCAAGAAGTCCAGCTACAGACAATGCGCTTGCAGTGTCAGCATCGCAGATAAGGATGTTACCACGTCCACGACGAGTTTCCTTAGCGATTGTGTTAGCTTCGCGCTCGATTTGAACCATCAAGCCCTTGTACTTCTCAACAGACCAACGTCCGTTTGCATCAACGTCAAGGTCGAACTCTCCAGCGTTAGCAAGTCCAGTGTGTTGAGCACCTTCCTTAGCAACGTTGTACACAGTACGAATTACTTCACGGTTGATCTCTGCAAGAATTTCAGCAGAGAGGATGTTAGCAAGCTCAGTCTCAGCATCAAGACCATGTACTGCACGAAGGTCTTGTGCAAGTTCCATTGTGTACTCAGCCTTGAGTGCACGAGTCTTAGCTTCTACCGAAATCTTGTCGATAGAGAAAGCCATTTCCTTGAACGCTGCTCCACCAGAAGTTCCGAGTGCTTCACCAGCTGTCGAAGTAAGACCACGACCAGGTGCTGCAAATGGATCAGTCGCATCATGCGAACCAGTTCCAGAGTGAGATGTCTTAGCTTCCTTGTAGAGAGCCTCAGCACCATCCTGTGTGTCATACTTGCTACGCATAGCAAAGATGAGCCCAGTTGGAGCTTTCATTGGCTGTACACCACAGACATCAAATGCCATGAGGTTAGGAAGAGCACGACGAACAAGCGAGATGAGCACTGGGTCATATGCTTGAACGTTAGCGTTAGCTGTTCCGTTAGCGGTTGTTGTTTGGGTTGCAAGACCACCGTGGTTAGTAGGCACTGCCTCAGTGAGGATGCCACGCTCTTTACGGGCCTCTTGCTCCTGATTCTCAAGAAGAACAGTAAGCACTGCTCTCTTGTGTGCATCTTGCACTTCAGGCAAGTCAGGGTGACTAAGCACCTTTTCCCATTTCTTTTGAAGTTCTTCAGTGAGATACATTTGAATGTCTCCTTTTAATATAATCCCTTAAAAACTATTTATCATTCCTATTTCTTCACCATTCGCGAAATGGTTTGAGCGTAGATGTCAGCCGCAGTAATAGTCTTTGGCTTTTCGTCTTCGTGGGTCAAACCGCCTTCAGTCAATAAAGAAGCGTCAATGTCACCGGAGCTTTTAGGGGTTTTTGGAAAGTAAGTTTCCTTAATCGCCTTGAGCTTATGACCAAATGTATTAGCATTCTCGTAAGATACTCCTTCACAGAGTTCCACAAACTTTGCTGATTCAGTTACAGTCATTCCTTCAGTGAGCTTCTTGATAATAGATGCTTTCTTGAGACGAATGTTTTCCTTGCGGAGTTCTACACTCTTAACGAGTTCATCGTTGAGCTCCTTCTCAAGTTTCTTAATCTTAGACTCCTGCTCAGAAAGCACATTAGCTTTCTCAGCTGGAACTTCGATATAATGACTCTCGAAAAGACCTTTCAATCCAGTGATAAACTTCTCAGTTATCTCAGATCGAAGTGCACCTTCAACAGCCACTCTATTCTCTTTCATCCACTCCTCTACAACATAGTCAAGGTATCCATCGACTTTGTTGACAAGCGTTTCTGAAATTTGTTTCTTGCCAGTTGCAAGTTTATTGTTGTAGCTCTCAACGAGCTTCTTCTTGTGCGCAGCAACACGCTTCTTAGCAGTGCGCTTAACGGCAGCCTCAAAGATAGATGATACTTTAGCTTTAAATGACTCTGGAAGTTCTTCATCCTTAGTGAGTGCATCCGCAGCTTCTTTTACTTCTTCATCTTCTTCTTCAGAAAGTTTCTCTTCATCATCCTTTGCGATAGAAGCATCTTCTTCTTTTACTTCTTCTTCATCGCCATATGACTCGCACGTAGCTTCGAGCTTTTCTTCTTCCTCTTCTTCAGAGAGTTCATCCTCGTCAGCTTCTTCAGCTACAGCCTTCTTCTTGTGATCTTCTTCCTCTTCTTCAGTGATTTCGTCTTCGTCAGCTTCTTCAGCGACAGCTTTTTCTTCTTCGTCAGACTCTTCGGAAACGGCGTGCTTTTCGTCCTCGTCTTCCTCTTCCTCAATCTTCTTCTCGTCGTCTGTCTCAGTCTCTTCAACCTTTACAGCGTCAACGCCAGATGATGCATCAGAAGCATGAATAGGCAAATCTGCTTCAGCACTTTCACGAATGTCTCTCAAAAACTTTGATGTAATAGCCATTGTAATTACTCCTGATTGTAAATTCCGCAATACGGCATTTTTATTTATAAAACTATTCTTCTCTCACTCTTACGAAGACTTCTTCTTCCAATTTTGCACCGTTGTCAAACGTAACCAGAACAGTTACTTCATAGTCATATCCACTTTCACCACCTTCAACCACAAACCGCACAGAAGTCTTATGTGGATTTAAAATGGTAACAGCCGGTATTGTTTCCTCTGTTTGTGGATTGCTAGTTGATAGAAAATCGTTCGCAATCTCAACATCATCTGGAGACCTTCGAGGCCATCTCTTTGCTGATACTTCTGCTGAGATAATCTCTTTTGCTCCTCTTGGAAGAACGTGAAGTTTTCCAAAACTAACGTCAATTGGAAGTCTCTCCGCAGGCTGCTTAATGTGTGTGATGTAGTATGAGATTCCTAAGCCTGCCATATACTATAACTTAAATATCTTGTTGTCTGTTGTTTTCCACTGAATTGATACATCATCTAATCCAGTTGTGTCGAGTTGAACGTCAATGTGTGCGATTAGTGGTGAACTCACGGCTGAACTGCCTTGTCTGTAAATAACAACAGATGTGATTGATACACCAGCAGGAACACCTCTAAACACCACAGGCGCAGCATTAGCTATACCATTTGTTGCTTCTTTATTAGTGAGTGGAGTAGATGTCTTGTAGATTGCACTCACAGGAAGATCTGAAAGTGTTATGTGGTTTTCACGAGAGTAATCATTGCCTGTGTAGATGTTATTAACGAGCATGGCAACACGAATGTCATCGTTGATCCACGACAACTCTCCGCTCAAAAACTTTTCTCGTGCACTATCGTATAAGAAATTTGCCATACTCAATTCACCATCACAAAGTATGTATGCCTACTTTTTTTCGAGTTTCCTAATAAAGCTCTCGAATGCTTGCACACTTACTTCTTTGATCTTCTTTGCTGGTGCTTTTTGAATGCGCTTTTTGAGGTCATTAATATCACGCTCACAGAGTATGCCGTTCTGCCATACCCACTCTTTACCTTCCATTATCCCATTAACAAACGCATCAGGCGCGCTAGGATCTGCCACAATATCGGCTGCCGTTGCAAGATAAAAATCATCTTGTACAATCTGCACATCCCGCCCCTCAGTTTTGATCGAGCCCATTCCACGAGAAGATACGCCGAGACGTGCACCTTCATCAATAAGTGCTTTAACAATGTTTCCATTTGGAGTACTTAGAATCTTAGCCTTGCCTATGAAGTCGGCCCCCTCATGACGAAGCTCAGTGATCATGTGTGATACACGATCAAGATTGATTGTAGGTCCATCTGGATGTCCTAACTCACCAAATGCACGTTTCTTTTCAACGTACTCAACATTGTATCTCTCAATTTCTCTTTTCAACATTTCTTCAGGGTACATGCGCCCGTTGCGGTTCTTGATTTCCGCTTGCATGAATACACCCTCAATGTAGTAACTCTTCGATGCGTTATCTGCATCCTCTTTGATTACTTTAATTTCTTCTGTAACTTCGCAAATGAGTTTCATGTGATTACTTCTTTGTTTTCTTGTTAATCAAACTCTTAGCAATCTTTTTCTCTCGCTCATCAAGGGCTCTACGAACTTTGGAAAGAAGTGCTTCCTTAATGTTCTTTTTAAGAGCCGTGGCGTTTCCATTAGAAATAGACTCAAGTGCCTTTCTGATGAACGATTTTTCAGTATTAGCTGTCATAGTATTCTCCTGTAGTTATATTTAGTGTTTTAATTGTCTAGTTCCAAATCTGCAAGTGGGTCGTATATCTCTAGCACATCATCAATGCCTGTGTCTGATGTTTCTACATCACTCTCAGCATCAGCTTGTTGTTGCTGTTGTTGAAGAACGAGTTGTTGCTCTTTTTGGATCTGAGCATCAATCTCACGTCGATCTTCTTCATTTTGATGAAGAACATTTTGACGAATCCATTGTTGTGAAAAGTATTTGCCAGCATAGCTATCAATCTGTTGAAGCAACTCAAGTCTGCTCTTAAAGATCTCAGCTTCTTTCAACTCTGAGAAGTGATTGTCAGTATTGAAATCAAACTTGATGCCTTCACGAATAGAAGACCACTCATCTTTGTTGATAACTTTCTTGAGTACAAGTTGCTTTTGTAACAACTCATCAAACAAGTGACTAAAGCGAAGACGAATGCGATGAATGAACTTTGCAAACTTTACTTCATCGCGATTGATCTCAGCTGCACGACCAAGTTGAAACCCTGCGCCAGAATCAAGTCGAGAAAGTGGCACATTGAGTGCTCTATACACTTTTTTCTGGAAGTATTCTACGTCTTGCATCTCACCAAGATTCTCTCCACCTGGAAGAGTCTCGATAGAAGTTCCTTGAGAACCTTCACGACGAGGAAGCCAGTAGTCTTCAAGCATTGATAAGAAGCGTCTATCGTCTTTCATTTCACCAGTCTCAATGTTGTACTGAAGTTTATTACGATAGCGATTCATCACACTGCGAAGGTAATCATCTGCTTTTGTTTTTGGTAAGTTACCAACGTCAACGTAAAAAATTCGCCTTTCAGGTGCACGAGCAATACGATAGATGACGAGTGCATCTTCCATCATTTTGAGCTGATTGATTGGCTTAATTGCTTTGTGAAGGTGTGAAAGAATAGATGCCGAATACTTGTCTACAATACCACTGTGAGTGTAGCAGATACAATCTGAATGAATTTTAATACCTGCAATCGTTGCTGTTGGACTGTAAGAGTTTGGAGTGTTTGACATGAACTGCATGCCACGAGCATTGTATGTGAAATACTCATCTTTAACGTTCACTAACTCTATGCCAGTGTCGTTGTCTATCTCTCGATCAATCTCACGAACTTTTCTAATCTGTCGTGGATCAATGTAGCGAAGTTCTGCAATACCCTTTGTTGAGTTTTTGTCATCAAGAATTACATGATAGTACAAGCGACCATCAATATACCACTTCTTGACAATTTCGTATGCTTGATTATTCCAGTCAAGAAGTGTAAGAACGTTTCTAAACTCTTCTTCGATTTTAGTCTTAACTGATTTTGAGACTTTTACTTTTTCAAGATTGATCTTTACTGCTTCATTAGAGCCATCAAGAACAACCATCTCGTTTACAATATCATCAATTGCAAAGTCTACATCTGGAAGTAATGAAAGCTCTCTGTAGCGAGTGACAAGTTCAAACTCATTTTTTACTGTCGCATCAAAGTCGATGTATGCACCATATGCGCCAGCAACACCTTCAACATTGACTGCACCATCTTGATTCTCTGGGAGTACAAATGACTCAGCTTTCTTTTGCTGTTGTTCTTCTTTTGATTTCTTTAGTTGCCAACCAAACAGTTCAAATGCCATATTCAAGTCCCATAAAGTAAAACGCCTTCTCTGTAAGAAGGCGAGTTACTAATATTTAGTCATCTTAAAAAAGTGAAAACTTTATTAGATGTCAATCAAGTCTCCAACATTAACAACTGGATCAGCAACCCAGTAGTCATATTGAAGAGTTACAGTATATTCTTCGATCTCGTTCTCAGATGACCAGTTAAGTTCAATCGGAGATACTTCAGATGGAAACACATTGATAAATTGATATGAACGAAGCACATCACCTTTCTTACCAAACTGCTTAACTGTACCAGTCTGTTGGTAACCAGCAGCGTTAAGACCAATAGCACCAGCTGAACTATCAGTGAAGAGCTTGGTGTTTGTCTCATGCCCGTTGATTCCAGCGAGCCATGCTTCAAATCCCTTACGAATCAAGAAGTCTTCGTCGTTGATAATAGTGATTGTCCACTCAGCAAATGTTCTGTTTCCAGCAAACTTCACCTTACGTCCGAAATATGGTACTTCGATTGGTGCAATAGTGCTTGCAGGAATCGAGCTTGCTTTACACATGAAAGTCAACTTACGAGACTCTCCACCAAGTCCATCAGTTGTTCCCACACCAGAACCCTGAGTTCCAGCTGCAAGACCTAATGTTAGTGGGAAATTCAAAGTAACCTCAAAAAGTGACGGGCGAGCCCCGCCACCTGTAAGTTCAGATTTAAATCTGTTAATGTTGAATGCCATAGTAGCTACTCCTTACAATACGCTAAAATTTATTTATACCTTTCCAACAATTTCAGAGAACTCAACTCCACTGCGCACTGCAACGAAATTCAACTGAATTGTGTTAATGGATCTAGCTGGCTTGATGTAAATGTCTCCAACAAAGTCGTTGCGGTCAATAACCTCAGCAGGGTTGTTTGATGCATCACACACAACTTTGAATTCGTAGATACCACGGCGAGCTTTAACTGTTCTAAGATATGGCTCAACAAGATTTCTGAACTGTTCACGAGTGAACTCATCATTGAACTCGAAGAGAGTGAAACGAGCTGCCGAAGCAATTGCTTTCTCAAGTACGATGAACAAGCGACGAACATTCAAACGATCAAATGCAGATGGACGTCCAAGTAGTGTCTTGTCCCCGAAGAGAACAGTTCCCTGACCTGGAGTTGTGATAACTGGATTGATGCTGTTGATGTATAACTCATCACGCTCAAACTTAGTTGGGCTCCAAGCAAGTTTAACAACGTTCTTGATACCACCACGATTGTATCCAGCTGGTGAATACCAAGGATCTGCAATATCATCAGTACGAGCACAGAGTCCAGCGATGTCTCCATTGAGTGGAACCCAACGGAATGTGTCGTTGTACTTGTCGTATTGATACTTCCATCCACTGTCAAGAACTGCATACGAGCTTGACACGTTTACAGCATCTCTGAATGCTTTAACAGCTTCAACTTCGCCGTTACGATTAGCAACAACGTCATTTTGCTCTGGCGAAATGAACGCTACGCAATCTTTACGAGTTTCACAGATGTTGTTAATAACATACTGTGCGAGAGATGGCGTTGCCTCACCAAGGAGAACAAACGACAAGTCAACTGCATCAGCATTCTTGAACAAGTCGTATCCAGCAACACGCTCATCACTTCCAGCACTTACAGAGCCGTCAACA